TCAAAAGGCTCCCAGTCTGACTGGTGGCCTGTCCTAAGGAAACCTTAGGGTGGATGGAGGAGAGAATATCCCCTCCTGACCCTCAGCCGTCATAGACGGTCCTTAGGTCGCCGGGACGGCCGACAATAGGACGGCCGGTCCGATCTCGTAACCTCTTCTGAAGAGTGTTACTTGAGGAAGGAGATTCCCCAAGGGAGTCTCCAGGGTACAGAGGTTGTTAGTAACAACCCTCTCCCTTTTGACGAATACCTTACATGGAGTCTCACTCCATGGAAGTGATCCGCCGTTGAAGGTCTTGAGATAGTTGAGAACTATCTCTCGATCTTCGACCCTCGGTTCATAACCGAGTGCCATAGCCGCTTTCTGGAGAGTCCGGAAGCGGTCCTTCCACGGCCGAGTGTCAAACACTCGGTCGGGTGCCAGGTCATTATGCTTGGCAGCCATCTCCGGGGCTAGTAGCCTTCGGAAGATGTAGGGTCTATCCAGTAGCTGGATAGCCTCCGCCAAAGTGGTATAACCGACTTTCGCGGCCATCCGACAGCGATCCTTCCATCTCATGGAGGACCACTCTTCGGGCGTCTTTCCGAGTTTCTCGGACATAGACTTTTCGTCAAGGGAATCCTGTACGAAATTCGTAAAGAATCCTTTGACCTCCGTGACAGAAGCGGTTGGCAAAGCCACGCCTCTGGCCACGTGATTAGAGCTAAATCGGCCGAGATAGGTCTTACCTACCTCATCCAGACTTTGCTCAAGCGCGCGCGCGACCCAGGTTCTTAACCATGGATCAAGCCGCGCCTCCAGCGCTTCTAACTCGGCCAGGCCGAGATGGAAAGCCGGGAAAGCCAGACCTCCCAGTTGGACTGGGAGATACTCTAGCAGCGTCTCGGAGCGCGGCAGGTAGCCTGCCATTCTCTGACGCCAGCGCAATGAGACCATTGGCCTCCAGCACTGAAGATACTTTGGAAAAGTTTTCCAGAGCATCCATGAAGAAACCGAAGCGGCCTTGCCGATTGCGGGATTCTTCTCGTCCTTACTCTCATTCGCCTGCTTATAGCAGGGCGAAAGATTGCGGACCTTGAGACCCTCAATATAAGGGTTTTCGTCTTCCGACAAGTCCCAAATCTTATTTGCACTTGTCGTGACCGTTCCTACTGTAAGGAGCATCTCCTCGCAGTAGAATCCTCCGATAGAGCTAATATAGTTCTTCGGGAAAGAGACACGCATTCCATTGGAAACGTGTGCTCGTGTTATCTCTCTGAGATAAGTCGAGGGCCCCACAGCTGAGTGATCATCACCAGCTATGGAGAAAAGCCTCCAGGAAGGATACGGTATGACCGGATTCTTTCTGACGATGTCGAGTAGCTCGGCATCACTGCTCTGCTCCATGTGTAGCACATGACGCAGACATGCCTCCTCCTCCGCAACTAGGTTGTGTAAGAAGAGCACATTCTTCGACCCGGGGTTTCCCATTAGGATACCACGACATGTTAATAACATGTGATATGGATCGAGAAAGTACTTGGTAGCCAAGTACAAAGAAGGACGACATAGCAAAGCTATGCCGGTCTGTAGGAATGGGTCGGTAATATCGACTCCATTCCCTTCGAGGAAACCCTCGAGCATAGCTTGAGAGTACTCGTGAATGCAATAATCCGTTGCATTCTTCAGATCGGAGGTTAATAACTTCCAATCTGGTGCTTTCTCCTTCTGAAGGAGAGAGTTCGCAAAATGATACATTTGCGAGCCCCTAGTGAAGCCAATGGTTGCACTAGGGTGCAATTCGAGTAATCCCTGCACATGGTGCGAGATACTCTGTAGCAACTCCGTCAGCCAAGCTGGCGAGGTCGTTACAATTCGGGCCTTATACCCTGGTTCTACCACGGTAGCGGCTTCGATCGGATAGGGCTGCCCTACCCGTAGTGGATTCGACGGGTCATACCTGTCGGAGCCCAGGAGCTGGCCATAGGCCAGACCTGTTTCGATTGCCCACTGCAAAAGCTGATAGCCTGTAGTGGCATCGAGTCCCGCCAATGGATCTTCCATTTTCGGGTTCTCAAAATCCATTATGAGATTCTGAGTAGATTCTCCGAATGGGGGGACGTCTCTCACTGAAAGTGAAAAGCCGTCTAACTCTGTTAGACAGAGGACCTCATCCGAAAGGATCGGATCACGGCACATAGTGCGCCAGATCTGGATCCCTGTCCGTTTCTCAAACGGACGGCCGAACCAGGTTTTACCTGATTCGTCCCTTTTGGCTTCGGTTCTTAACCATTTGCCAAAATCTTCCCGAATGAAGGCGGCTCTGCCGCCTGCACTTAGGGTTCTCTCCAAACAGGCATTGCTTGTTAGAGAGACGTGGCCCATTGACCGGAATCCTGGAGGGATTCTGGCCTGAGTCACCCGCGCCACCCGCCTAGCGAGATGGCGCAGGATCTCACGCCTCTCAGCACTTATAGCGGTGGGAGTCGTGAGGATACGCGCGTGATCAAGCAAAGCCTGATCAGCCGTAGATCTGTCAGCGCACGGCATGTTTCTCAAACTTGTCATGTGCTGCACCCGGACGGCTTCCAGCTTAGAGCTGATTCCGTTCAGGATGACCCTTTTTATCCAATAAAAAGGACCCGTCGCCCATCTCGGGACTATCCCGGGTCGGAGCGGACCAAAGCCTGGGAAACCCAGGGTTGGAATCGGCGGCTTCGGAGTCTCTGACTTCAAAGCGGCATGTCGTAGCAAGACTGTAAACTGTTTAAGTCCTGCAACGGCCTCATCCAGGTGGTGCAATGCACCTTTGGATAAGACAAACCGCGTTATGTGCTTCACAAGCGCGTGTTTCTTCCAGCGCACCAGACTTTCTGGCGTGGACATTATGACCAGGTCATAAGCCCCTTCAAGCGTATTAGTAATACGCTTAATGCTGGCGTAGGTATGATCACAGATCAGACCCACGATGTGACGTTTGACGCCACTAAAACCGAACTCGTTCATAACGAGCTCGATCTTCTCGTCCCTAGAGAGGTTAAGAACCCTCTTCGGGCGAAGGAGCCCACTCAGAGTGGGGGCGGGTTTCTGAAGTTTCTTCAGAAAGAGATCCGTCCAGGACGGATCGCCCAGGCCTATTGCCTGGGATCGCTTGAGATAATCCAGGTCATGCTTATCCAGTATGGCCTTTTGAGAG